TCATTGATTTTTGTTCCTTGTTTTTGTTCAAGGAACTCATAGTACGCCTCAAGAAAAGTGACGAAAAGAGGATATTCGTCCCGAACAAACTCAGGAACTTGACGATTGACAAGTATGGATGTTCTCAGATCAGTAGTCATTATGATGCCATTTTTTCAAGCGTTGTTACAATTGAAGTTGCATCAGCGTCATCTATGGTAATGATTGAGTTTCTGGTAGATTCAATCACACCTTCTTCGGAAACGGCAGTAAATCTCAACAAGCCATCACTTGAAGATACCGAAAGAATTCTCAAATCGTTTAGAGTAATAATACCGGTATCATAATTAATTTCACCTACGTTATCATCAATAATTTGTCGATTAGCATTGACATCATAATAAATCACTCTGAGTGTGCCAATCTTTGAATCAATCACTGCTGTTGCTGAGCCACTAAAACCGCCACCACCAGTAATGCTCACAGTCGCCCGTGTGTAATCTGTACCACGATTTACCATGCGAATTTGTGTGATTGTGCCCCCTTCAATGACTGCTTCGGCAGTAGCACCAGTTCCATCACCAGAAATTGTTACAGTTGGTATTGAAGTATAACCATACCCTGGATTTACTATTTCAATAGATGAAACACCCGTAAACGATTGTGGTATTTCTTCAATAATTGCTGTTCTTGCCACACCAGTGGCATCAAAAACAGAAAATTCTGTTGTTGTCAGTCTATCTGCAAGTGTTCCTCTCTTGATTGGAACGCCAAATGTTATGGTGTAATTAGAACTTTGATTGAGTTCCGGCACAATTCTTTTTTGGAGTTTGACTGTTGTTTCTGAACCAATAATAGCGTTTGTGTCCACATTATCAATTTGGTCTTGTACTTTTGAAAGAGCAAAAATGGCATTGAACTTATTCAAATAAGTTTGTTTGTAATTGATAATTGCATTTCTAATTTGTGTAGTAAGTTGTGCCTCAGTGAAAGTGGTTTTCTTAGAATCGTATTTGACTTGATTATTGAGCAGTATATACAGATAATCAGGATCTCTTATTTCTGAGCTTATTGAAATAATTGATTTTGGTCCAACAATCTCATCAAGAATTCGTTGTTTCTCTGCTTCACTTAGATAATAATTATCTCTTGGTTTCAAAGAGATGAAAACTTTACCATAAACTCTTGGTATCTCATCTTCGCCACCCCAGACAGATAATGAATCAACAGATGGATAATTTTTCTTGATATACGCTTCATAGTCTTTTGCGGTGACTAAGCGATTTTGTGTTGTATATTGAAGAGGTGCTGAAAATTTTATTTCATCTACACTTTCACGTTCAGCACCACCAGATGCCTCACTGATTGGATTGATAGTAAAGTTTGTTTGAGAATTTCCTAAAGAATCTACTAAAGAATCCGTTGCAACAAAATTGTTCGCCTTATTTGCAGCATCGGCATTTGTAACAAGATATGTTACATTGACAATTCCACCATCAGGCAATTTTTTACCTATAACATCATCACCAAAGTAAATGTCATATTTTTCCGATTTGTTTTCTTGCAAATAAAATACTGCTGCTTGAGAAGAAGTATTTGATGCATCGGAAGCCAAAGTGTAAACGATGACATTAGTGTTTGATTCTGATGGTTGAACTGTCACAGTAAGTGTTGTTGTGTCTATGCCAGCATCTGGGAGAGTGAACACTTGTTTAGGATTTGTAGAGTCATTTTGAACAAATGAATACGATACCAATTGACCTTCATAAATTTTTAAATTCAAAAATGAAAAATTTGTATTTGCTTTTGTCACAACAGTTTCGGAAAGAGTGACAAAATTATAGCTCACATCGTCTATATTATCAGATAAAAATCTAAATCCCTTTGGTATCGTCAATGTTGCAGTGTTAGATGAGTTTGTAGATACCGTAAAATTAATTGTAGCGGCTGGTGCTTTACGTGAATATGGAACATAACCTAAAGTTTTTGCATGTGAAACAACCGAATCACGAAGCAAAGCGGTATCCAAGAATGCCTCATTGGCAATCATATTCAGATAATACGCTTGATAGTGTGTATTATACGCCAAAATATCAAGCAAAACAGACAGACCAGATCCTTCAAAATCGTAGTCCGTAAATTCAGTTTGTTGATTTAGAAATGTCTTTAGATTTTGTTTGATTGTGTCAAAATCTAATTCAGTTACTCTTAGTCTATCTGCCATTTTTATCTAATTCTCTCTAAGAAGAAATCAATGGTAATTGGTTTAGGATTGTTTATTATATAAAATGTCATTGTTATACTATAACGATTATCATCTGGATAAGCAGTTACCAATATATTTTCTATTGAGACTCTAGGTTCATAATTTGATATTGTCTCTTCAATGGCTCTCTCTAATTGAGATGAAATAACCGGGTCAACATTTTCAAACAGTAAGTCTCTTAAACCGCTGCCAATTTCTGGTCTAAATGGTTTTTCAAAATAATTAGTTGAAACTAAATTTTTGATTGAATTGATAATCGCATACTCATTGATGTGTTTTGACACATCTTTTTTTACTGGATGCAAAGTAAAATTCAAGTCTAAATCTTTGAATATCCTTTCGGAAGTTATTCTTGGATTGTTGGATGTTATTGTGGTAGTCATCTTTTATTTATTCAGCCCGAAAAAACGTTCGGACAGCCTTGTGTAATTATATTTGGTCCATACTCATCACCAATTCTTCCAATACCTTTACCGTCTATAAAAACGGTGCCAGAAAAAGAAGATAAAGTTGATGTGTCTGGTACGCATCCACTTTTTGGATGAGGTGCAACTTGATTACCTGCTACCACAATTGGTGAACCTCCAGCATAAACACTTTTGACATTTGCTTCTCCTACAGAAGTTCTCATTGGCGACTTACATTTTTTGCCTGAGCCATCCCTTGACATGACACGGTCTCCCGTTCTTGCTACTGCTGGCATTAGTTTTTCCCCTCTGCCACAACTCTCAAAACTTCTGCTCTGGCTGAATCATAATTCCAATAATGATACTGAAATAAATCAAGATCATTAGTTTGTTCGGGCTCTGTTCCACCCGCAGCACTTTTTATTCTGAATGGATATGTGTATTCTATCTCCGTTGGCTGTGGTAACTCATAATAGTTCAAACCATAAAAATCTTCGGTTGTGTTTGGAGGCAAAATTTTCTCTGTATAATCCGGCATCGTAAACTTATAAAAAGTATTTGGAAAAATATTGTTTGTTGCTCCACTCAGCCTAATCGTATCAACATCAATCTTAGTAGTAGTCAGTGCAATACTTGGAAAATCGTATAAAACATCTATTTGTAAAATATCAACATAAACTTTATTAGTTGTCATTGGTTGTATGTAATATGCCTTGAAGTTGATGTCAACCGAAAAAGCAAAACCTTCGTAAGCAGAAAAAACATACTTCTCTTTTAAGTCTGGGTCAATAATGTCATTTCTATCATCACCAGGTATCGTTACAAATCCAGTGGCGTTTGTTTGCGTCACTTCATAAAATATTGCCATACTAGTTGAAATCTATGCGTGGTGCATTGAACGTCATATTTCCATCAGAGTTAATCTCACAAGTTCCTCCAATATCAACTTTGAAGTTTCCTCCAACTTCCATGTTTACATTACCATCAACATAAACAGTAACATCGCCTTTAACATAAACCTGTTCGTTGCCCACAACAACTTCAAATTTGTTTCTCTGTATTCTTTCTGCTCTGTCACCTTCCGGTCCCCATTCAACATAAGAACCCGAACGATGGTATACATGAACTCGTTCTGCGCCTTTTGTATCATCAAACTCTAGCGCATGTCCTGATTCTGATTCATACACGTTGTTGTATGGATATTTGGCATTGTAATATGGATTAGGCTCAACTTTACTTGCCTTCTTTGATTTCTTTGCTGTTACAATTTCTGATGGATAATCAGCATCATTTCTTGCAAGTCTTGATGTTGTTGGTTCATCTAACTTACGTGGATAGTTTGTTGCAGACTCAGTTGGTTTTACTGGTGCAGAAGAAAGCTCGGAACCAGTTCTTGGATCATTGAATGCTTCTTGTGCATTTGCCGCTTTTAATGGTATGCTTGGAAAACTTCCTAACATAACAGGTTGTTGAGCATTTTCGCCGTCAAGAAAGAAACCAAAAACCATATCTCCTTCTTTGGGGGTATATACAACATTGGTGTTTACTGGAATATTTGGTATGGCCCAAGGCAATAAGTTTGTTGGTAATTCCATTTTGTTTGGTGAGTGCCAACCCAAACAGCGAACACGACAACGACCTAACTTCAATGGGTCTTGTCTGTTCTCCACAATTCCAGTCCACCAAATGAAACCATCTTTACCAGCAAAATTTTTCTTCATCTCCATTTTCTTATTTTATCTTCCTAAATAACTACTGCTGCCATTATTAACTTTTGTATCTCGGTCATAACTAGTAAGAACTTCTTTTTGATTTTGTGTTGTTGATGGATTTCTTGTATCATTGGTTGAATCTGTCGCAACTTCAATTACTGTAACATGACGATTACCGCTTAATATGTGTCTTACTCCAACAATTAAATATTTGCCTCCTAAACTTCTATCAAAATTCGGATCCTCTTGTTTTGAAGATGCTCCAAAACCTGGAGTAATAATATTTACAATGTAACCCGATGACAGTTGAAAATTGCCAGGCATAACTATTCTAATTCTTTTTTCCATTAGTCTAGTTATTATCGCTTTCCTTTGTTGTAAAAATAATTCCAAAGTTTCGTTCTTTGATATTGAAGTTGGATCGTTATCTTTGATATACTTACTGTTCTTTTGTTCTTTATTATTAAAACTTAGAACTTGATTTGAATTTATGTTTGTTTTATTTGTTGTATTATCTACTGTATTGACTATCTCAGAAGGTATTTGATTTTTATTAGCGTGATCCATGGCATCATAAGTTTTGTTTCCATCTATTTGAGTTTGACCCATACTTCTTGTTAATGGATCAAATCCTATAAACACGCCTGTGTCAACTCCGTTTTGAATTCTTGAAACGGTATCTGCTTGAGATATAACTTCAAATCCTCTGGCTTGACTCATTTCAGAGAGGCCATTATTCTTACTTAAATTTTTAGGTGAGAAATTGATGTCTAATATTGGATCTTGTTTTAATAAAGTTGAAAGAGATACAAAATTATAACCTGCCATGTTAGAATAAAAAACAAAGTCGGGCACGTTCTTAGGACTTAATGCTCTTTTAGAACACCACTCAATTGCATTCAGTGGAGATAAATTTGGAACAGTAATTTTTCTAATACCGTTTGTTTCTTCAATCTTGTTAATGCTCGTTGTATTCAAACCCAAACCGTCTCTTTTATCGGTCATTATTTTTTCAATTAACTTAGAATATTTACCTTCAAATCCAAATGCAATTTTTTTCTGACTTGAAAGAATGAACTCATCAGCAACAAAGTGCATGATATACGCTTCGCTATTATTGTTTAGATTTTTTCTACTTGAAATTTCATATATTCTAAAAACTTTTTTAAATATACTTACATCATCAGTTGGAGTTTTAGAAATGTAAAATTGAATTGGATCATTAATTGGCGATACTCTCTCCAAAAGTTTTGCGGTATCGGTAATCAGTATTTCACCAGAAGAAAAAGGTAGAAACAAATTGTCATAGAAGTTTATTTCTTCAACCAAATCTTTAATTGGAACAGGTCCACCTTTAGACTGAATGACAATTTCTTTTACAAAAAATTGCGTTGACTTAATTATACTCATGACGGACTTATTATTCTTTTAAATTCTTCCATCACAGGCATAGCAAATTCCGATTTCAAAATTTTTATAGTTCTTTTGTTTTCGTTTTCTTGTTCTTCGTACTCATAGTATGTAAGTTTTTCTTTAGAAATTGTTTCATTAATTTGTTTACCATTGTCCAATGTGTAATTTGTTGAACTTACAATTACATTTGCATATGCATTTGCAGTAACTTGAATTTTTTCATTAATTGTTTTGTTATCAACAGTGGTCAAAACAAATTTTTTAGTAATTACTTTGTAGTATGAGTGAACATTGTTCTCACTTTGAGACCAAGTTAGACCAGACTGAACGGTGGTATTTGATGCACCATTTGCAGAGTATTTGTTGTTGACATATTTGATAAAATTGGGATAACTCAAAGGCCAATCATATTGTGGATCAACAATGTCATTGAACATTAGAACCATCCAATGTTTCTCTGGATCACCGTAATATTTTGCCGCTATAGATTCGGGTGTATCAGAGTCTTTAATTTGATACTCATAAAATATTGAAGAGTTTTCTTTTAACTTTTGCTCAAATCCAAAACGAGCGATTATGTTTGTAACGGTATCAAGGCTATTGCCTTTATTATCTGTCGTATAAAAAGATAGAGGAAAGTAATTAAAATAATTTGCCATTTTTA